CCTGACCTTTCTCTGTAAACTTGGTAGGCTTCCAACCAAAGTACTGTAGGTAACGTCCTATCTGCTGACGAGAACCTAAGTTGAACTCTGGATAATCTATGCGCGAGAACGTCTGTACATAATTCCCCCACTGTTCACCCGCGAAGCGTAAGCCGACCACAGAGAGCGAGCCATCCTTTTTATACTTCGGGGTGACTTCTCTAACAAATGTAGGTAGCGGTATGAATTTCTCATGTACCAATTCTTCAAGTTCATATTTCTTCTCCTTTAATTTAGCTAACAGAATGAAGGCGTGCTCTTGGTCTAGCAACCACCCCGCGTCTGTTTGACGATTAATAATAGTTTGTACTCTGTGCTCAAGGTCAATGCTTTCGCTTCCAAAGTTAGCCAGTACGGTTTGTAGCGCGTAGTAAACTTTGACATTAACCAACACATCTTGCTTACAATACTCCACCATCTCCTGCGAATACGTATCCCAATCATTGTGTTCTCCTTTCGGGAAACCTAAAAGCTGTCCCCAGTTATCTAATGAATGACCGCCTTCCCTTGATGGGTTGGTAAGTCTTGATAGCACCAGTGTATCGGTGATTTTACAACTGCTAAAGTCTGTGCCTAGTAAGCGTTCAAGAACTGGTACGTCATAGCCAATGATGTTATGACCGATGACCTCAGCGTCTTTGATATAAGTATTGAAGTCCTGCAACGTATCACCAGAGAATATAGTTGTCTCTTGGTTTGATAGGTCACAAGCAACGATTACCCAAACCTTTGTAGGCTTCAGACCGTTAGCTTCTATATCAAAAACTATCTGCTTCACTAGAACTCCTGCTTTTCGTCAGCAACAGGGCACGTAGTTTCAATCATACGCCCCGTGTCTTTGTCATAATATAAGTAGCAAGCAGGACCAGTTAGACCTGCGAACCTGTTCTTAAGTACACGTACTGTAGTCGTGTTACGTATCTGTGGGTCAGCGTTCTGTTGGTCACGCTCCAAACCAATCACCATGTCGGATAGCTGTGCGATAGATGCCGAGCCACGTAGTTCCGCCAAGCTAATCTGTCCACCGTCCTCGTGTGCTTTACCTGATGGTCTGCGTAGGTGTGACACTAGGAACAACCCAACACCTGTCTCCTGTACCAACTGACGTAGCTTGGTCATAATGGAGTCAATGGCTTTACGTTCATCACCCGTCTCTTGGTCAGACACAACGATACTCAAGTGGTCAAGAATAATCCATTTACAATCAAGACCTTTCGCCATATACCTAATGCGACTTAGTAAGTTATCCTCATTGGTTGAACCCCAGTGGTCAAACATAAAGATACGTCCTGTGCCTAGAGTCTTGTCCCAGAATATCTTCTTGGTGTCCCTGTCGAACTCCCTGCTCAGATGTAAAGTCTGGTTAGCTTCGATACTCATAATACCGAGAGCAGTCTTAGGTATGTCCTCCTCCAATGCGAGTATGCCAATGTTGTCATCTGTTGCGCCTAGTAAGTAGTGCTCCAACTCTCTGACAATCTGTGACTTACCCATACCTGAACCACTAGTGATGGTTACGAGTTCTCTTTCCCTGAATCCGTAGGTAAGGTCGTTGAGACATTCCCACGGGTAAGGTATCGACTTGACTTCTTCCTGTGCCACAATCGATTCCCAAGTATCAAGTCCTGCGATGATACCGTCTGGTTGATAGGTCTTAGCGTTCCACCATTCCTTGATGAATCCTTGTATGTTCCGCTCCTTGAGCATCTCACCTGCATCCTTTGCAGACAACTGTACATTCTTCGCTTTGTTCGGTGTGAATAAATCTAGCACCGCACGAGACGCTTCCTGACCTGCCTTGTCACTGTCGAAACAGATGACCACGTTCTCAAATGTCTCAAGCCATTCCAAGTTCTGCTTGATGTCCTTGACTGCGCCTGATGCACCTGACCGAATAGATACGACAGCCCACTTGCCGTCAAACATCTCCGATACAGCGAGAGCATCAGCCTCTCCCTCTACTACTGTTATGTATTTACCACCTCCCTTGAATGCTTGCTGACCGAACAGTCCCACGTTGTTGAACTCACCACTCGCGTAAAAAGATTTGTTATCTACGATGCGGGTCTTTGCTCCAACCTGTGCGCCTGTGTCCTTGTCAAAGTAAGGGTAGTGGTGCTTGCTTATCTTGCCTTCTGTGTCGTACTCAACAGTGACTCCGAACTTCTTGCACGTTGCCTCCGAGATACGCCTGTCTGGGATTGATGCTACTACACCATTCATCTCTAACTTCCTATATGCCTGTGGTTTACTCTCAATAACTTGACCATCTGCTCTCTCGTAGTGGTCACAACCGCCTGTAAAACAGACGGCATGACCATCGGAGTACCTTGCCAAGTTGTCCTTTGAGCCACACTTAGGGCATGGCTCGTGTCTGACAAAGTGAGAGTCTGGCATTAAAAGTCACCACCACCTTCAGAGGCTTCAGCTAACTCCAACACCTTGACCTTTGATAGGTAGGTGGACGTTCCGTGTACTGGGTGTGGCTTACCCTCTGCATACTGTACGCGAACCTTTGAGCCTCGCGTCAAGCGACCACTGAAGTCGTTGCCATCAGCATCAAACATAGGCACTTCATACTTGGTGCTGAACTTGCGTTGCTTGACACCTTCGTACTCGCGTAGTTTGACACCCTTGTTGGCTAAGTCCTCAGCCTGTGCGTCTTCCAATGATAGGACTAGGGAATACTTACCCGTTGATTGACCCTGATATTCTTCATGTTCGTCAAGGTTTGCGAACGCTACGTTACCTTCTAATACTGCCATACTAATTTACCTCGTTGTTAAAAGATTAGTTTAAGTATACTTTAGAATACTTTAGAATATATCTTTAATGTTTATAAACTAAAGTATCTAAGTATATTATATCATGTATCACTACTGTTTGCAACTATGTCTATAAATTAATTGTTACTCCTTATTATATCACGTTCATCTGCTGTTGACCAGTTCTCTTCTATCGCCTCCTCAGATGCCGTGTGGCACTCTGAACATAGGTCGATAAATTCGTCTGTCACTCTGTCTCGTTTGCGTAACTCTGCCTCAGTCAGTATGACATCACAGGCTTTACATCTACTCACAACTCTGTCTCCTTGTAGGGTCTGCCGTATGTAATCACTAGGAATGGTAGCATAAGTACTACGCCCTCAAAGGGCATCGTGCTGTGCTCCTCAGTCTCGCTATTATAGACCCATACTGGTCTACTGTCAACAAACTCAAGGTCAATGCCTATCCCGTTGCGAAACTCTACTGTGAATAACCTGTTAAATATGGTCATATTAATCATCTTGCTCTACCTCCTCCTCATAGTCATCGTTGTCGTCATACGGCTTGTAATAGCCTCTCTGCTCTACATAATCGCTGTAGTCATAGCTTGGGTCATCATCGACCCTGCAATACTCTCTACCCATTTATACTTGCTCCTATAATCTGTGCGTACTCGTACCCGTCCGCAAATCCTCGTTGATATTCCTCGCTCTCGCTTGGGTCACAGTTGAACCCACTCAACCCATCATACTCGCCTCGCTCGTAGTCTGTCAACTCCTGCCAGTACTCCTGCAAATTATACTGCTTGTCTGCCAGTGTTTCAAGCTGTGCTTGTTCTTGATAGTCTCTACTCATATCATTACCTCACCAGTTATGAACCACGCCCGCAATAATGAACAGGCACGTTACCAAGTTTAATAATACCACAGCAGACCGCATCGATGCAACTATATCTGCCTCTCTGTTGTTGTCTCCTAGTTTCTCACCAAGAGACAACGCCCACAATCTCCACAGTCTACGCAACTTCTACCTCCTCGATGGCTACGTCATCATGTCCAATGTTGCGCCAAATCTCCGCTATATCTTCAGCCTCAGCGCGTGTCTTTAGATAGTACCTGTTGACCTCTAAACCTCCGACCCAAATTGTATAGTATATCATTCGTCCTCCTCGCCCAACCATAGGGCATAGTCTTTGATTTCTTCGCGCAAGTTGTCAAGGCGTTGCTCAAAGTCGAATATATCGTCCTGTAGTGCCTCGTTGCAGTTCTTGCGTAACTCCTCTAATTTACAGGAGGCGTGCCATAAATGGTCTTCAATGTCTACGCCTCTCAACTCTTCTGCTAGTCTCTCGTTGTTCATGTTGCGTGCCTCCTATAGGCTAGGTTTAATTTCAATTTAGAGGGGCACTTTAGCAAATGCCCGACTAGATTGCAACTCCTCCTATTATACCTTGTAAAATTCGTTGTACATTGGCTCGACCTTGCCGTCTCTCTCAATGTGCATCGTCCAGTCTTTGATGAATACCCTCGCCTTTTTCTCTGCTAACTGTAGCACCGCGTTTAGCCTGCTCCGTGTGGTGCGTGAATGCCACCCCGCGTGAGAAATTTCAATATTCCCGTTGTCGTCTCTGTAGGCAATCTCGTTGCCGTGTAAGTACAGATGACCGCCCACGCTCTCTGTGTTGTCTTTGCGTGCGTACTCACCGCGCACGAATGCTCCTACTAC